ACGGAGAGATACAATTACCAGAGAAATCGTAGCCTTAGAGGGGGTTCCCTATTTAAAAATATCTTGAAAACATCTCATTTTGAGAAGATAGTACATACTGATTTTTTGAAACCCTCATTTTGGGGTTATTTTCGACAATATATATTTTTGAAAACCGCTGGTTTTTTGGGGCTTTTGATCGGTTTTTCGTGGTTTGTACATATTGTTCGATCTTGGTGTGGCAGCCCCAAATTGCAAAAATCTGTGGTTTTGCGCTGGGTTTTGTGCTGGGGGATGCTTGTTTTGGGGGTTGCGGCACCTCCCGGGGCGATCAAAATTTAGCGCGCACTCTACGCAAACAAACCCGGGTTAATTGAAAATAGTTGATTTCTGTCCCATGCGCTGATAGTTTTACCCCCATGCGCTGATAGTTTTACCCCCATGCGCTGATAGTTTTACCCCCATGCGCTGATAGTTTTACCCCCATGCGCTGATAGTTGCAACGGTGCTAACAAATTTTGATTATAGTTTCCGGTCTCTTCCCTCTCCTTCCTTGGTATGTTGTTAGGTATCCCGCACGCACGAGAAGTGCAATAACATTTCTAAACGATTCTCGTTTCTTTGGTGTTACACCGATTCCTCTACAGCGGTCTGCATAGTTGAGGTATACTTCTGACATGCTCGCGTGGTTCTTACCGGTGGTTCTTAAGAGGTGATGGACTGCGACGAGGGCGAGTTGCTGTGCAGGGGCATTGGGGAGCTGTGCTGCGATCTCCTCGTCGGGGAGATTCGGGGGTGGTGATTGCATCCCCTCCTTGATGGCACCATATCTATCGGCGACGATCGCCGCGCACGATTTATTCACGAGAGGGATGATCTCAACAATGTGCCCGACGCGTTCAATATAGACGAGTTTTTTGGCAGCGAGGGCGGCAACAATCGTCTTGAAACTCTTGTGGCTGTTCACAGGTGAAATCCCAATATCGGCACATGTCTCGATGTAGGTGGGGAATGCTTTGGCGGTTGTGATGATGTCCGCCGCTTGTGTGTAGAGGGTGAGTATTGCGTGAAGTGCTGAGAGATGCCCGACGTAGAGCGTTTCGATGGCATCCAAGAGTGAGCGGTTGTGTGCGACTACTGAGGGGTTGGGCGCTTGCGCAAAGAGTTCGCGATAGTCCCATGTGAGGACGTGCATTAGATAGGAGGTATAGCAGAACTTAGGTGCGAGTGTGATGGAGTTGTTGTTCTGGATCAAAATCTCTCGTCGTGTCAGGTCACGAATGAGTTCTTCGAACTCGGTCGGTGTGAGCACCGGGATATCCTCATTTTTGGCAAGGAACTCGTAGGTTGCTCTGACCGTCGAGAGTGGTACCAATATTTGCGAGCGGTTGGGGGTTTTCTTGGATTTTTGTTCGGTGAGGAAGAGGGTAGCATATGCTTGTATCACTGGTACAGCGGTAATCGGTTCTTTGAGGGGTTCAAGTGGGGCGAAATCGAGGCGTTGGACGGCTTCCTGAATATGGCAGAGATTGATCTCAAGACCGTGGTGCCGGTCGGGGATGGTAACGAGTTTTGCGGCTTCGCGGACAATATCGGCAACGTAGGATATTTTAGCGCGTTTTTGGGTAGCGAGCGCGATACAGAGGATCCTCGCTTCAGCGGTGATGCAGTGATCAACCGATGCCGCCGCGAAGATTGACATTTTCTCGTAGTCTTCTGCGGTGCAGGGGGCAAGGTGAAGGACATCCTCCTCTGGATCGATGAGCAGTCCGGGTATCTGGACAAGCGTCTCCTGAGCCTCTGACCCGTCTGCATAGAGTGAGACAATAGCCATCTTTTTGGACTCTTCAGCGATCGATTTGAGGTCTGACAAAAATTCAACTGAATCGGTGACGTGGGTGTCAGGATGGACGACAAACAACGAGATCAGGTCTGCGTCCTCTCGCCCCAACGCGCCAAGAATCCGTCGTTGGATATCGGGAACCGAAAGTCCCGATGCGGACTCCCCGGTCACCTGGGTAAGGAGCTCCTCAAAGAGGTTGTAGTAGGTCTTAGTCCCTCCGTCCCCGAACGCACAATCAATATAGGCAACTTGCATATCGAACTCCTTCAAAACATCGCATATCCGCCGTGCGAGATATCGTTTTCCTGTACCGGCCGGCCCGCACAGACATACGACTTGCCGTCGAACCGCATCGTATCTTCTTGATGGTTGATGCAGGGCAGCAATATTTGCCAGTATTGTTTGGCCAGCCGTATACTGCGATACCGTCAATGGTTGGCACCGCGCAGAGAAGACTTTTTTCAACACCCCCTCGTGGATACCCTGTGGGTGCACATTAAGCACCCCCGGTCTGTGTGCGGAGGTTAGAAGAGTGATACCGGTGATCGAACCCGAAGGTTTTTCTGTTTTGCTTGCACTAAATAGCATGGATTCTCCAAAAAAACACAAGTGCGGGACTGACGGAAATCAAAACCCGCACTTGTGTTTTTCAAGGGGCTAAGTCGCTCTTCTGGAAAGGTGTTTCGGTTTTGTTCTCGGTTCCTGTACCTCCGGGGTTAGGTGGGGTGAATGGGAAATTGGTAGATCGGGGGAAATCCCAGGGTTAAAGTTCGATTGAATTATTTCCTTGCGTATGCAATCTCTCGCACATGCAGAGCGATGCAGAATACTACGGGGGTTGATAAAAATGACAACGTGTTCGGTTTGTGGGAAACCCCTTGGGTTTTTCCAAGCAGTTTTAGGAACGAGCAACACTTGTAAAGAGTGCCAGAATGTGATACGCGCAAAGGCATTACAAGCAGCTGAAAAAAGGCGAAACAGTGTGTTAGATGGTATAACAGCAGCATATAATGCGACGGGGTCTCTTCCTAACTTCTCCCCGAAAATCTGGGAGTCTATCGTACTTAAGAAGGGGGAGGTCGTCAAAATGGCAAGTGAGGTGGTGCTAGTTGTGGAGCGATCCCAGCTTGCTTATCGGGCGGGCTCTAAAGGTGTAAACGTCCGGATCTGCAAGGGAGTTACAGCCAAGATCGGTAATACCCGCGGTACTTTTGAGCGTGAAGTCACCGATGCTGCTGTGGGGACTGGATTGCTCCTAGCCACGAACCAGAGGATCATCTACCAGCCAAATGATGCTGTGGGGCATGCGGTACAATTTCCGATCTCGAAAATATCCGGGTTCAAACCTGACCAGAATACACTAAGGGTATACAAAGAGGGGAGGGAGCGGCCGTATATCTTCCGTATGAGTAAAGAGACAAACGTCGTCGGTGCATTTTGTTTCGTCCTTGAGGTATTAACGCGTGCGGCACAAGAATAAAATCCATTACCGGATTGAATCCGGTATGGCGACGATCGGCTTTCTCCGACAGAATATTAATGCCCTAAGGGCGGGAGATTCCTCCGGGGGGTCAAGGGGTTCAACCATCAGAATCCGGATTTCATCACCTGCGTTCCGGTTGTGCGCTTTTGCCTTGGTCCATGCGGGGATGTGACAATCAAATCGGCCTTTTCGGTCAGTTCCGGCAATATTTCGCGGCAATCTCCGCAGATGATCTTGCAGTATATATTTTCAGCCATGTTTTCAAACCCGTGCGTTGTGCGTGCGGGGTGCTGTTATGATCGAGCAGTCTGCCCGGACAGGTCCGCCGGTGATTGAGATTTGGGGCAGTGCGTAGAGCACCTGAGCGTACGGTCCCTCAACCCGTACAAGTGGTCGGTATACCCCTGGTGTATCAAATCGGTGGGTTGCCTGCAGCATTACGATCTCGTTTCTTGCAAGCGACCTGCTGTCGGGTGTTTGGACGCGTTCCGTCGGCACCGCGGTATTGCCATCCCAAAAAATTTCGACTGCTTGGACTGCTTGAGGGCACGTCCTGATGGCTACTTTGGCAACAAATCCGGGTGACCGCTGCACAGCCGACTCGATGCTAGGATATCCTCTTTCTTCGTTCAGCGAGATTGCCGGCGTCGGCACAAAATATTCGAGGACCGCGACGCCCCCGCCGCCGTCCGCACCGCGCCTTCCCGCGCCAAACTCCTCGGTCGGGAGTGCACCATCGACACGCGTGGGGAATACCCGTGTCGTTCGTCCCGTATCGGAATCTTTCGGTGGGGAGTACTGCCACCCCTTTACATCTAGAGGTTTGTCTGAGCCCGGCGCACCGCCCAAGGCATATACGAGAGCGGCGGCATCAGCCTTGGTCTGTACGATACTAGGTGAAAACCGTGTGACCCCGCCGGACTCCGGCTGCCGATCCCAATGCCAGACGGAATTCGCAAACGAGGATGCCGTCCCTGCACGGCCACCTGAACCGACGGTGATGACGTACTGCTCACGGGTACGGAGATCCGCCTTGGCAGCAACGATCCTGGCGCCAGCCCCCCCGGCACGGGCGATATCCGGGGGTGCCCCGACGCGCGGTGTGACCCCGCCGCCCGCTCCGCCGACCAACTTAAGGGTTCCCGCGGTGACGATACCGTCGATGGCTCCCGGGGGCAAATCCGACCGAGCGAGACGGGTCGACCATTTGTACGTTGCGGGAGCATCGGTGCCAGCGGCGTTCGGCCGCCAGATGAGAAGATATCGCTGCGCGTAGACCATTTGGCATCACCTAGACACGTCTGCCCGGATCGCGCCAATCTGGACGGTTACGCGCGTTGGCAGGGGCACCACCTGTGGCGGTGCGAGTGCCGGTTGCTTAGGCGTGAGCGTCACCCGAAGGATGGCGTGGCGGGGGATTGATGAGGGTTTTGCGATGGGGGTCGACACCGCCACCGCGTCCGTGGTGATAGTCCATGCGTCAAGGATTGGCACAGGTGTTTGGGAGGGAGGCTCGCCCGCCGCAAACCCGTCCCATGCCCGGTATGCGATAGAGAGCCCGAAGCCGCGGAGAGATGCGTCCGCAATCGCCGATATCTCAAGAGGGACGCAGCCAAACGGTACCACCACCTCGGCATCGCCCGGGGCGGCGATCCCCCCCGGTGAGGTGAAAGTAACGACAAAACTCAAAGTGACGATGTGATCACGCTCGTCAAATAGGGCAACAATCTCGTCTTTTTGTTCGTCACCCGGTTTTCGGACAACAAGCACCCCTGCAAGCGGAGTTTCCCAGATGGTATCGCCTCGCGCCAGCATGGCGGGATTGGATGGGGGGGTTGTCGGGATGCTATCGGGAGATGTGATCTCACCGGGGTTCAGGGCGGTTGTGATGTCCCAGCCACCGTCTTGACCCGCCCGTGTTGCACGGAGTACGACCCGATCATACCGGCAGGTGGGTTTACCGGAGGATTTCGCGGTTGGCAGGGGTTCAAGGGGAAAACCAAGCGGCTCGGTCGCACGATACCACGTGCCCCGCACCCATGCAATTCCCGGCTCGACGCGAATTGCGAGGCCGCCGCCCCCCTCATCTTTTGCCACCTCCAACGCATGGGGGTTGTTTGCAACATCAACACCATCCAAAAACGCCGAGGAAAATACCTCGGCAAATTCCGACGCAGTATAGGCGTCTTTACCGTTAAATCGCGATATTTCAGTCATATTTTCTCACACTCAGTTATTTTGCGGGCTGTTGCATCACCAGATCCGGCTGGACAACTTTGAGTCCCAGCTCGTCGAGCCGATGGTAAATGCCCGAAAAGACCGCCCGAGTATCGGGATATTCTTGCCCGAGCGTTAGACCGAGGGTCCGCCCTGTTGTGGCATCCCATGCTTCGGATACGGTGACCACCCGGCTCACCACGGTCGAAAGACCGAGATGTGCTGATATCACATCACCCAATGCAAAATCCCGGCCGAGCACGGCTGTCTGGTTGGCGGCGTTGTACTCCACCTTGATGGTGTGTTTGGGGCGGCGATCGAGCAGTGCCCGACGTGCCCGTTCACGGAGTCCGGACGCCAGGAAACTCGCACTCCCGTCGATCGCGCATTCGCGCCGTGCAACGCCGGTGGGTGCCGCATCCCCTAGATACAGATCGGTTCGCACGATCGTTGAGGCGGCACCCAGCGACCGACCCAGCGCATAGGCTACCGACTTGGTCTCTCGAGCCGTCTCCATATACTCATAGGCAAGCAGCGAGCCGCTGGTGATCGACAATGCGATTTGGGTGCGGCGGTCGACGCCTTGCCGGGTGACAAACTGGAGCCTCGTCCCCGCTGCGGTTCCGGGGTCGGCTGGGATGACCTCGATCTTAAAACTCAGGCGAGAGTACGAGGCGATGGTTGCCAAGACCTCACCGACAGTCTGATACGGCGATGCCTGACAGACGTAGGGTTCGTCCGGCACATTTGAGCCCCATTTTTCAGCGGTTGATGGTTCGAGTTCCAGATTGGGATACGCGCGGGCGGGATTTTTGGGATGGATCATCTCCTTGTCGACAAGCGTGCGTGCGCAATATTCTGGGGTACCGCTCACCTGCGTCGTTTTCCAGACCCAGTTGTTTTCCATCGCACTCCAGCAGACCCGTTGCAACAATAGATCCTCGGTACCGACACCGGTGATGACCCAGACGCCCGTCTGGGTTGCGCCATCAACAGCGCGGGAGATCGCGGTGATTACGCCGGATTTTGTACATCCGCCGCAAAGCGGGGCGCACCAGACGAGTGCATTGAGTTCGAACACCGGATGCGGCGGACGCCCATCAGCACGCGATGAGATCGCGGCTGAGAGTGCCACGACCGCATGTTGCGAGATCCGCAACTCGAATGTGTCAGTGGTCATCCAGTTGGCAGTCCAGACGAGGGACTCGTACGTAGCCACCCGCGCGATCGGTGTACCGTCCCGCCCGCAGACAACAAAGGCAGGGGGGTTCGTGGGCGCCAATCAGATCACCCCAGATACGAGAGTGTCCCAGACCACATCGACGGTCGCTGTCGGGTTGAGCTGCCCGCGGACTGATATTTGGTTGTCTCCGGGATGCAACCGCCAGAACGTCGAGGCCGGTACAATCCCGGGCGTTGCGTTGCGGGACACTCCAGTGGCCAACGAGTCGAGTCGGGCGGACTGGATGCCGGGTCCCGTTGTGATAACCAGCCGCTCGGCGTAAGCAACCGAGCGGGTGAACCAGATTGTCTCAAAATCGTTTGAGACCCGAACGTTGCTGCACGGTCCCAAACAGATGATGGTGACCGGCGCGGGGATATCCCCCTCGTATGTGATGGTGGCACCCGGTCGGGTTGTCAGGAGGGTGAGGCGGTTGACGCCCGGGGGGAAGAGGGGGAAGGTCGGGGCGGTGTACGGTCGGATTTTGCAATATTGACGACGACCACGCCGAAACGCCGGGTTGTGCGCGACAAAAACCAATGTGAGTTTCTGATGGTTTTGTGACCGGCCGGCCGACGTGGTATCAAATATCGGGGGGTTGGGCCGGACGGTGATGGTATACTCCGGGCCGTCGTCCCGCTGGTACACGAGGGTGCCATCGCCACTGAGTGGGTTTGTAGCCCGTATCAACGCCTCAACACGGCGCATCGTCGCGTCAAACGTATCGCCGACAACCAGCACATCGAGCACAATATCGCGGGGCGCAAGCACCGTCGAGGTGATTGCCGTGCCATACCATCCGGGGTATCGGGCGGTCTGATACTCTGCGGCCGGCGAGCCAAACCCCTCGTATTTGTTGAGCAGCCGGTACTCTCCTGCGTTATCGCCGGTGGTCGAAAACACCACCGGGGGCACTCCGCCCGGCGGCGTGTACGTGATCCCGATTGCCATCAGTTTGACCCCCCGAGGTTTTTGGCTAGCGTACCGCCACCAATAACCCCAACGACCGCTCCCACCGGCCCGGCAACCGCAAACCCGGCCGCGCCGGTTGCGACCGCGGAGAGAACGCTGGCACCGACGATCCCAGCCAGCCGGTAGTTGTTGTAGGTCGAGCCACCCGCCCCGCTGTTAACGTTGACGATGACGTCTCCCATCATCTGCCCCCCCGGGGCATAGGCGTCGTAAGGGCGGGATGCGTTGACCTCTCGGAACCCTGAGCGGACACCACCGGACACAGCCGCTTCAAGCTGGTCGATAGTCGAGGTCATCACCGAGTTCTGGGGAATGAGACGGTCAAGCGCGGTATCCAGCTGGTTTGCGCGCTGATACCCTCGCCAAACCCTCCCAACCTCGCTTGCTGCGAGGAACCCGGTAGCTACCGTTGTTACCCCGGCAAGCAGAGTTGAGGGAGATTGTTGCTGCCACCAAGGGTTTTTTGCATCCAGTCGCGCACGCTCGGCACTCGCCTCCTGCATCTCCTTGCTCAAATTAAGACTGTCGGCCATTTTTTTGATATTTGCCAGTTCCGCCTTTGAGAGTTCAACGCCGGATGCAACCTGGTCGATCAACGTTAGCACGTTGCGTCGATTCTTCTCCATTTCACCCACCCAAAACTCGCGCTGTTGCTCCCGATTTGCTTGCTGTTCTTCCCTGCTGAAACCAGGGAAATCCGAGTCCGGTGCGGCGGCGATTTTGCTTGTTTTCTCCCGATACAGTTTGCCAAACGCTGAAACCGTCTCAACCAAATCCTTATCGGGACTGATATATCGGCGGTCGAGCCCGGGGATTTTTCTGAGGTCGTCCGCGTACCCATCAATCGGAATTCTCGCGTTTCCGCCGCTCGCAGAATAGGACAGTGGAGGAGGCGTTCCCGGGACAGCAGAGTCGGGAGTGGGGGGTACCATTACTGTGGAGGGGGTGCGCCGCTCCGCACCACCCCCGCTGTTTTGGGGGGTGGTTGCCCCCCGGGGGGGCTCTGCCGATGCGAGGGTCTTTTTGAGATCGATCTTGGCGGTATCGAGCAACGCATCACGCCGTTTTTTGAGCGCTAACAACGCCTTCTCCGCCTCAAAAATGGTCTTTTCGTTTGCCGCACGTAATGCTGCAAACTCCGCTGATTTTTTTGCGCTGATTTTTTCACCGCGTTCGCGAGCGGTATTGAGCCTCTTCTCGTCTTCGAGGATCGCCGCTTTCGCCGCCCCCAGTTTCTGCTCCTGCGCCGCGATATCCGACATCAAGGCAGTCCGTTTCTCCGCAAACTGATATGATTCGACCACCCCCTTTTTCCCGCCTCCGTGCGCGAGCGCCCAGTCCGTCTCGCTCCGCAACTGACGGAGTGCGCGCAACTGAGCATCGATATCGGCGGTGGGGTAGCCAGCTGGGGGCGCCCAAGACGGATAAGGAGGCCGGGCATCGCGCTGAACGGGTGAGACCGACGACGCCCCCATACGCGATGCGGGTTTGGATATCGGGTACGGGTCATCGGGCGACGATTCGAGGGGTAATCCAACGGCAAGCCGTGTGTGTGTGACGGCTAGTTTGCCCGCAGCCCCGACCACCGCGTCAAGTTTATCACAAACCCAAAGGATCGAGTCAACCACCGGTTTGATGGCAGACCAACCTACGGTGATCCCGTCGAATATACGGGCCGCGATCGGTTCGATCGCCGACCATCCGGCTGCGATCCGGTCAAAAAGCGCCCCGATCCCATCGGTAAGTGCGAGAAATACTGGGATCAGATATGAGCCGACCGTAGTCACAACAGCGTCTGCGGCTGTACCGAACCGGCGACCGAGCTCGGCGACCTGGTCGTTGAGTTGCGTTGATTGAGCAATCGCCTCATCGGTGAATGGGGTTGCGTTAATGTACGCCTGTTCAGCCAGCGTTGCCTTATCGATGAGCGGTGCGATATCCCGCCAGGTATCGCCAAAGATACCGGCAGCGGCGGCATTCCTGGCGGCCCCTTTCGGTATCTCGTTGAGCGCCGCACAGACATCCAAAAAGACGTGATCGGCGGAGCGAGCGGTGCCGGTGGCGTCGGTGAGCGATACGCCGAGCGCAGCGACCGCGTCCCGTGCGAGCTCGCCTGTCTCGGTGGTATCGGCACAGGTATCAGATAATCGACGGATCGCGGCCGCGGCGGTCTCGGTTTTGACACCAACAGCTGCAGTCGCCACCGTCAACCGTTGTGCGTTTTCAGCGGTGATATCCAACCGGTCTGCCAGCGATTGGGCATCGGTTCCGCATCCAACCATGCGGGCCGCTACCGCCGTGAGCCCGACAACAAGGCCGGCTGCCGCTGTGCAGACCAATCCGATCGGCGTGAGCAGCGCGGTGCCAATCACGGTCGTTAGACGAGTGACGCCTGTCGTGAGCCCGGCGAGTGCGTCCGTGGCCGCGCCGCCAGTCAGCCCGGTGATCGCGCCAATCAGTGTCTGCAGCTGCGCAAACCCCGTCGTGAGGGGGGCTGTGAGCGCCTTGACGCTATCAAGCCCGCGAGTCAGCCCGCCGGTGTTTTCAATCAGGCGGCCAAGCCCCGTATTTGTTGCACCTGCTGCGGCTGCAACGCCAGAAAGTCCCGCCGATACCCCGGTGGCCTGCGTTGCAACTGCACCAAAGGATGATACTGTCCGTTTTGTTTCGGCGCTGGTCTGCTCGAGACCTACGGTAAGGTTTTGTGCGCTGCTCGTTGCTTTGGCAAGGGCAGATTCAAGCTGGCCTGTTTTCGCCTCAAATTCCACGGCGATATGCATTGGCGTCTGCTCGGACATGGGTGTGATACCTCGGTTAGGTTGGGTTTGGTTGGGATTGGCACGAGTGCACCCAGACGGCGGCAATCCGTTGGATGCGGGCGATTCGGGAGGCTGGGGACTCTACTCCAGGGTCGGAGGCGGAGACGGACTCCTCCACCCCGGGTGATGGCCAGACCAGGAAATCCCGGAGGGATAACGCTCCTGCGTGGCGGTGCCCGACTGCCAGCATCGTCTGGACGCAGCATTGGTGGGCGACGATTGCGTCGAGCCAATGCCGGGTGCGGACGGCATGCTGTACGCGGGCACCGATAACCTCCTCAATCTCTCGTCTGGTCATAGCTCCGCATTCTGCTGGGGTGAGGAGTGCCACTCCGTATGCATGCGGTCGGGTGGCGTCCCACCACGCAGTGCCGGTTACCGGGGGCGGCGGCCCCGGCCTCTCTTGGTCTCGGTCTCGGTTACCGGTACTGCTAAAGGGTCCGGGTCACCAGAGGTGGTTTCGGAGTGCGATACGACCCACCCCGAAGCAACGAATGCTGAGTACACCAGACCATAGATCACGGCGAGTGGTTGTGTGCTGAGGTAAGTGTGGAGGATCTCCCCGGCATCAGCGAGCCCGTCGGACGTCGACTGTGATGTTGCGTAGACAAGATTCCCCTGGGTATCGATCGTCCGGAGTCCCCGACGGAACAACACCCCACACCAGGTGAACGACATGTGCTCCTTCGCGAAGAGGAAAATGTAGCCGATACCAAGATCGGCCTCGATTCGCCGTATATCATCAATGGTATACCGGAGCCGATACTCGATACCACCGATCGTGATCGCTGGATAGTCCACGATCACGCACCCCCGGCAAGCACCCGAACGGTGTAGATCGCCGTGCTTGTCTTTTCATCTTTGGGAGATACAACGACAAACAGCGGTGTGTTGGGTGCAACGGACTCAAGGGTGACGCTGCCATCCTGTGCGGCAGCCGTGCCGTTGATGACAACCGATTCGCCGCTTTTTGCGGTTGGTTTCAGGGTGATTTTTGCGGGCTTGCTGTCGGGAAGGTAGAGTGCATACTCAAACGTTTTGGCATTGAAGTCCGGCGTGAGTTGGGAGCCTTGCCACGCTTCCGCGAGTGCCAACGCCGTGAGTTCGGCACGGTCAGATCGGATTTCGCGCGGGATATCGACGGGGACAACCGTCAACGACGCGGTCGCCGCCTCACCTTTGAGCGGATAACTGAGTTTGCGTTCGGCAACAAACCCCCGGAACCGGATCACCCAGGGCGGGAGATCCGCTGGGGCGACCAGTTGCCAAGACATGATTTTCCGGGTATTGACAGCGTCAAGCAACAATTGCTGTTGAGCACTGCCGTCAAAATAACATTCGAGTTCGATATCTCCGAGCGATGCCCGCCCGGGGATGAACGTCTGGCAATCGGCATCGTGGGTGGTCGTCTCGATCCGTTCCCGGGCCGATGTGATATCCCCGATATTCAGCAGTTCAGAAACAACGATGTTGTCCCAGAGCACTTTCACTCCCATCCCGATTTTTGCATGTTGTGACATAGTTGGAAAACCTCAAAAATACCTAATCAGAAAATCCCGACTGATCGACCAGATCGTCCCCCCTGGAGAGGGGGGGGCAACCTGGCACCCTGCATCCGAGCACGCACGGCACCAGGGCAGACCGGCCAGCCGGAGCGCACCGGGGTTGCGGTTGAGGGCCAGAACGACCGCATCGTCGAGCCGGCACCGCGTCGCATCGCTCTCAGCGATGATGGTGAGCTGGACGCGGGCCTCAACATGATCGGTCTCGTTCACGATGTTGCGCCGGGTCCGGCTTACCAACGCCACAACCACGACCGGGAGCACGTTGGTCCCGTTCGGTGGGAGGGCTCCGCGGTAAACCCGGTCACCAACCAACTGGGCAACCTCGCGATTGGCCTTGAGCGCCCCGATGACCGCGGCAACTATATCGCCGCCAGACATCAGCGGAACCCCCGACGCAGACGTCGCCGCATCGCCGCTGCAATGACATCACGGATCCGGTCTTGTTCGGCGTCGAGAACGGGTCGCCAGTGCGCCTGAGCCGTCTGGTGGTAGACTCGACCTCGCGAATCCGTACCGCAGAAGCCGTACTCGAGCCGCATCATGTAGGGTTGCGGGCTACCGCATCCCACCGTGTGGTCATCGATGTACTCGAGAGCGATCGAGTTTTGATACGCGCCGGTCCGATGCGGTGCCTTGACCTTGACGCGATCAGTGTAGATCGTTGCACCTTCAGCGACAGAGTCGAGTGCTGCCGCCTGCATATCGGTGATCACCGCCCGGATCTCGTCTGCGAGACCCACAGGGGCGGTCAAACGGGGTGCCCCCCGCCGATTGCACCGACAGTCGGTACCCGTACCAGCACCAGCACTTGATGATGGGATTCGTATCGAGCTGTAGCGGTGATCACCGAAGTCACCCGATAATACCCCGCGTACTCACCCCGCGTGCACTGTAGGCTATACCCTTCATCAACGGGGATGTGCGGCGGGATCACGCACCGGATTGTTGTCTCTTCCGCCAAACCCGTCGCGTCAATCGCCACCGTTTTTGCGTAGATGCGGCCGGTGCACTCGTGGGTCACCGGGTGTTGTCCGGGGGGGACGCCTCGAATCACTAACGCGTGCGGACCACCGGTAAACACAAATATCACCACCCGTTCACCTTGGCGATCCGACGGCGCTGATCGGTCGCTGTCTCTCGTGCCGCGATGTATGCATCGAGACGCTCCTGTGCAGTTTTCCGGAGTGATTGGACGGCCGCGGTGACGTTCACGGTCGAGGAAAAATCCCCAACCGCCGACTCAAACGACCCCGTCTGAAGCCCGCGTTCGAGCAAGAGGGCCTTTGCATAGGCGCCGGCAGCCGCTGTGGTTGCACCGCAGACCGTCCCGGAGACCCCGCGTGAACTGAGATAGATATCGACCTCGGCGCATGCCTCCGTTACGATGACTGCAAGAACATCTTCGGGGAGGATTGCGCCAGTTAACGCCGTTACCCGCGGCGCGTCAATATAAGGCATCGAACCCATCCTCCCCATCGCCAACCTCCGGGCGGGCACGGAGGTCGCGGACGACCATTCTGCGTTCCCCCGGCGCCAGAAACGGCGCCCGCGACTCAAGCCGGCACGTCTTCTCCCACCGGTCACGATGCCCATCGATCCCAACAAGGGTTGATGGGTCTAACCCGAGATACTCGAGCCTCTCGACCGGCACGGCATCGATGTTCGCGCAGGCCCGGTCCTGCGCCTCAACAAACGACCTAGCCAAAAACCGGGTGGGGCCGTGAAGATGAAGCACCATTCTGAACCCCTTTAGGCAGCCTTTAGGAGCGCGATGCCCGGCCACTTGCCTTTCTCTTCTTTGGGCCCGGCAACCGCCCAGGACGCTGTCACAATGAGGCCGCGGAGCTGCCGGATCTGATCGTCAAAGTTTGCGACCGTGATATCCTTCCGGATCCCGATTGAGCCCGACCTGTCGGCATCCAGCAGGATCCCAACATAGGTATCCATCCAGTCTGTTTTCCCCGCTGATACCGAACAGACGTGGGTCTGCATGCCCATGATCTGGCCGATTGCGCCGGACCGGATCGTCTCGTCCTGGAGCTGGTTCCGGGTGCTTGTCAGCTCGGCCATGACTCGCGTCCAACCGGCGGGCGTGAGGACGAGTTTCGACGGGTCGAACCCCTTTTTGCGGATATTTGCAGTCGCCTCAGCGATTGCGTGAAGCGGGTAGGGGTCCTGAGTACTCTTGAGCTTGAGCGGGTTTGTCGAGTCATTACCGCGGGCGATTAGATCGAGGATGGCAAGCTGGTTGAGAGTAGTCTCGAGTTTCGCGCCTGCAAACTTAATTTCTTGAGCGACGACATCAAACTGGAGATCGTCGATCGCTTCTTGCGAGATCATGGGGCGAACGCCATATTTGACGGCCGTCAAGTCGTAATGCCCGTAATCTCCAACCTCGATAGGGACCTCCGCACCTTCTGCGACCACCGGGGCGGTCGCGCCCGATGGCCCGACAGGGATGACCACGTGCCGGGTCGGCATCTGGATGATCGGCAGCACGTTCCGCATGCATTTCTTGGGTTCGGCGCCTTCCAGTACCGTCCCCAAGATCTCAGTGGGGATCAGCGGGGAGTTCGCCGCCGAACCCTCGGTGATCAACAGTTCCCGAGCCCGAACGATCTTCCCCTCGGCGTCCCGATAGGCAAGCGCACGGGGGAGCGACTCGGCGTACTGTCGGATTTCCCCCGGCCCCATGGTTTCCAACGCCAGATACTGCTCTAACCGCCGCGTGTGGGTCGAGGACCCAAACGGCGATGCTGGTGATGATGTTATGGTACTCATGTTGATACCTCCTTACCGACATACATGGGACTGACAAGGACGTAGCCTTCCTCCGCCACCGATGTGGCCGCGATCTTTTCGAGGGCGGCACCTACCGCAAACCCACCACTCGATTTTGTATCCAGTTTGCCGACCTGCCCTACCGTTGCGTCGGCACCAATCGCGAACACCAACTCACCGGCTTCCACACCTTTGCCGTTTGCAACCCGCACCTTCACAATCGAGCCCGGGCCGGCGACGGCAAGAGGTTTGCCCGCATTCGCCCCGTAGAGGGCAACACCCACGATGCTTTTTGTTGTGGTTGATGCCGGTACCACCGTACTGGTCTTGCCTGCTTCGAGTGCGACGACTTGGCCGGCATCGATATTCGCGCCGGCGAGCATGGTTGGCGTGGCCCCCAGAGATTTGGGATGAGGATCAAATCCTGACATCGCTCAACCCCTCCAGTGATACGAGAGGGCGCGACCGTCGCGGGTATATTTGCACGGCAATTCGACTACCGCGTCCCCGGCGTCGTTGCTCATGGCTCTGGCAGTCACCGGGGCTGTCGGCCGGGCTTTCAGTGCCCGGATCTCTGCCCGCAGTTCGGCGATTGCTGCCGCTTCGCGGGGTTGTTCTTCCGGCTGTGCTGCGGGCTCCTCCTCCGTGGATTCCAGGGCGGTTACCCGGGTGGTCAGCTCGCTCATCGCCGCTTCAAGCGCGGCCAGTTTCTGGGTCAATTCTTCAAGTTCCATCTTCTGTTCTTCCTCGGGGGGGTCAGACCCCTCCGCATCTTCGTTCAGCCGGCATTTTGCGCAGGCACCCCGATTGACAAACGCAAACCCGTCAAACGTGATATCCATCGCTTCAAGCCGGCGGGTTGCCGGGTTGTATCGTTCTTCGCCGCGGTGCTCAACGGAGACATACCCGACAAGCCCCTGGTCGATCATGGCGATCATATCTCGGGACTTCTGGTTCGTTCCGTGAAGGTACACGTCGGCGACGACCGCAGACCCCTCGAACCTAGGGTTGCGGATCTCCGCTACTTTGTCAGTGATATCACGGGGGGCGCCACCCCCATGCCGGCTCCAGCCGGTGGTATCCTCCCAATTCGCCGCACACCGCCGCAGCACAGCAGCGGAGTAATGAAGCGGCGTCCGAACGGCACTGTCTGTCCAGGTGCCTTCAGCTAGCATCGGGACGCCCCGTATCAGTCGGCCGGGGGTATCCGTGCCAGTGGGAGTGATCTCAGTCGGTGCAAATGCAACCGCTAGTGCACGCCGTTGTTTTGTATCAGTCACTGTCTCAATCCTCCTCGTCCGGTTCAAACACGCCAAGATACCCGCACCGGCAGTTCGGATGCAGGGGTATCCTCGGTGCTGTCCCATTCTGAATATCCTCAATGGCGAAAACCTCGCCGTGATGCCGCCGGCATTCGGGGCAGGTCAGCTGGCTGTGCCGGGCTTTTTCTTTGCCCGTCAAAAACTCGACCTTTTTGAAGCCCAATCGTTCGTATCGATCGAGAGACGCGTCAGTACAGCCCCGAATGAACTCCGTGCGGGCGATCGTTCTGGCACGCGATTTGGCAAACCCGGTCTCCTCCCGGACGCGTTTTGTGAGTTGATCGATGGTTTCCCGTTCTTTGTACCCCTCGACAAGCGTCCGGGCGACCCGTTTTGCCATCTCATTGGTTACACCTTCAAGTTCGATCGCAGTGCGGGAAGCCGCAATCCGGATCAGATCGGGATCGGCTGGCAACCTCCGCGGCCCAACGATCGATAGGGGCCCCGGGGTGGGTGATAGCACGGACGGAGGGACGCTCCGGGCTGCCTCATCAGTGATATCGGCCCACCGGGTACCGTGCTCGACTGCCGCTGTTGCGACATCGGTCGCAGTCGATGCTGCAACCCGATTGGTTGCCGCCGCGATCGCCTGGATGTCCGGGGCAATCGTCAGCGTTGCAACGACGGCACGCCGATCTAGGCCGGCAATGGTCGTGCTATGCGCAGGCGGGGGTTCGACCGAGGGCGCGTGGGTCAGTACCCAAGAAACCACCGCTCTGCGAAAAAGACGAAAGACCGACCAGATCTCCTTCTCAGCACGTTTGGTGCCCGATTTTGTGCCCATCGGGTCGTCCCGGATCGGCCGTTTCCTAGTCAAACCGCATCACCCGCCGGATATATTTGCTGTCCGCGAGGCGCCGGGATGGGCGGGCGGCTGCCTTTGCGAGCTGGTAGGCAGCGTCACCGGGCGGGAGCGGACGATCAGCGACATCCTCGTCCTCATCATCATCCTCATCGTCATCCGGGGGGATACCCAGCTGATCCCGAGCCCAGGCTGCAGGTACAATCGCGTCCGGGTCTGGACCGGCCCGTAACTGAGCAAACGAGACTGCCATTGCCGCGAAGTTCTCAGGCGAAACCTCGCCGAAACTCAACCAGACGCTCCCGGGATTCCCCGTGATGGTATCCAAGACCCGACGGGACAGCGTCCGCGCTAACATGTCCTGAATTGTCGAGATCACGGTGTAGAACGCTCTCAAACGAGCGGTCGCTGTTGCCTGATTACCTTGGCTACCCCGCCCGAGGAACTCATCCGGAACGCCAAACGCTGCCGCCAATCGTTGCAACGCGATGTCAGAGTAGACATCAAGGCCGGCCATAGGGACATCGACGTTCCGGATCTCAACATCCCCCGTGGTGATCCACTCGTTTTTGGCGGTGATACGGGCAAACTCCTGCCGGATAGCTAGTAGTTCTTCCGGCGGCACCGATTCGCCGGGTTGTCCGACCCGGATATGGTACCGTTGGGTGCCATGCCGGCGGATTCCAACAGTGATCGATTCGTACACGTCGACGTTTCGCAGGATATCGTCTTCTGCACGTTCGACGAGCGAGGAGCCGTAGATCTCCCCCGGGATGGGAAACGGGGTAACGGTGAGCATACGTTCGGCCGGTACCTGTATCGTGCGTCCTCGCCCGCATGTCGTGTCGCCAATCTCCTGCTCATAGTGGACGATCGTACCGTAATCATCGTAGATCGGCGTGAACATCGTTGCGTCACGCGGGACGACTGTGTACACGCCGTACGCACCACCGTCCGGCACAATTTCAGCGTACGATGTCCCCGTGATGACGCTGTCCAGCACCAACTGCCAGATCAGCGAATGCATATTGATATGCGACTGATCGGCCCAGGCCTGCACCCGTTCGAGTTCGGCCTCGCACCCCTCGCGGCTGGAGAACTCAAACCCATTACTTAACACAAATAACGGGAACGCGTCGATGCAGGTCGATGCTGCCCCCCCCGTGCGGTATATCGCTCGCCATTTTTTGGCTTTCACGTGATGCTGGACGGACGTTCCCCCGAGCAAAGACCGAGCTAACGAATCCTGCCCGGCCGTCCCACCACCGGCGATCTGGGTGAGCGGTCGTACTGGCGTGCCGGGAGGCGATGCCAGCGAGCCCGTGCCTGGACGCCAGCGCAGCATCCTGCGCAGTGCGGACATCACGGCTGCTCACCTCGCATCGGTGCCTTTGTTGCAAAACCCCATGGCGTCTCGTTCCAGGTCTTAAATGCCAACAACTCGGCGGCGGACGGCCAAACGCCGGTGAACGTGACCCCCCGGTCATCAATCGTGATGTATGCCGGGGGTTTGACGGCCGTGATCTCGATCGGCGTCCCGTCCGCATTATTCCGCGGAAATCCGTACCGGTCAAGAAACTTTGCAATTTCCAGTCGACCGTGCCGGGTTCGCGCCCGACTCGAAAATACCACGAGGGTGAAATGGTCAAGGTACTCGGCAATCGCTGCCCGAGCGCCCGGCGTAGGCTCGTCATAAATGCTGCCATCGCGAAAACCTTCCCCGTATCGGTGGAGCACGCCGTCAAAATCCAGCGCCAGTACCGGAGGTTTTTCGACGAGATGCAGAAACTCCTCCATTAGATCAACTTTTTTTGTCATGTTTGGATCACCATCTCCTCCCCGCGGCTGTGGGGAGCCGAACGCCCATAATCACAGGCCGTGTGGAGCGCCGGCCCGCAAGTTCTGTGAGCGCAAAGACGAGCGCGTCGATTCTGTCCGGGGACGAGGCGGAGGTGTCCGTCGGGTCCCACTCGACCATCTGGGTTTCGAGTTTTGGGTGTTCTCCGACGTGATGGACGAGTTTCTGCTCGTAGAGGGCTGCGATCGGTTCGGCTCGCAGCATTTTCCCTCGCATTGAGTGGATCGGCGAGACGGCGATCTGTCGGTCGACAAACCGGATGTTGCTGAGAACCAGATCGCCACCCTGATTTACCTCGGCAACGACGCGGTCGGCTTTGTAATGCCGGTACGCTCGGACGACTTCCTGCGCCCAGACCAGCGGCGAGCCTTGCAGCGACGCGTCTTCCAGTACGTAGTACTGGCCGTTTGCGTCGATACCTGCAACGACTATCCCCGTCTCGTCCGAACCCGCGTGGGCGCTGACTGCCGGGTCAACCCCCACAACCACACGCCGGAGCTGGGGAGCGCCCTGGACTCGCGATGCGGCGATATCCCCTGCTTTCCACAACGCGTGCGGGTTGTCCGACTGGAACTCCCCGTGCAGGAAACGAGTCCGCATCCGTTCGGGGAGCGTCTTAAGCTCCTCAAGGTACCCCGGGACAAGGTTGTGGGCGTTCCCCTCGGGATTCAACCGCATTGCCGCGTAGTTCTCAGGGTTGGTGAGGGCAGCACCCGAGACCGGGTCGAGTTTTTCGATGAACTGACGATACAGCCAGTGGCTGGTCGTCGGGGGATTAGCATCGTAGTAACATCGGGCGACCAGCTCGGTCTTTTGAGCAAGCCGCGTCCGGGCCATTAGAACCGATTGGTACGGGATTTCCGAGCACTCGTTGAAGTAGATGCTCGCATACTCTTGACCGAGGATTTTTTCGGTTCGTTCTTTTTGATCCAATCCACCGAGGAGGATCACCGAGCCGTTGTGCAGCGTTGCCGTGCTTTCAACGGCGTTGAGTTGTACCGGGAGCCGCGGGAACGCGGTGGATAAGACCCGAGGAAGTGTGTCCTGGAACACACTTGTCCTAACGTGATTATATCGCAGCCTGAAGATCGCGTGACGTGAGCCGGATGCCCGCAGCGCTCGGATGATCAACGTCCGGACGAGGAGAAAGGTCTTACCCGACCGGCTGCCGCCGTAAAGCAGGATGTGTTTGGCATCGGATCCCAACAGATCCCGAGCACGTTCCTGATCGGGGGTTAGGGTGCATCCGGGGGTCATGCGGCCGCTTGCACCCCCAAAGACTTACTATAGTGCTTTTGCCCCGGAGAATAACCGAAATAATAATAACACCGTAAGTATACGTATGAACTATGGCGAAAAAGTTCGTGAGTTACACGATGTATGCTCTCTCTCCGGATGAGGTGAGGCGACTGCTTGATGCTTGCAAAACGACAGAGGACTACTTGCTGATTTTGCTCGCCGTTAGATACGGGTTCCGACGCGAGGATATTGTCCAGATCCGGATCCGCGATATCAACACTGGAGAGTCTCCCTCCATTACCTTTTACGAATCCAAAAAGGACAGACGTCGGAAGATCCCGATTGAACCTCCCGTTGCCCTGATGCTGGCACGGTACATCAATTCCCTCAACAACAAACGGTTGAAAAAGGGCTATCTGTTCCCGTTTCACTCTGGGGTGGCCGCCTGGAACCGGCTCCAGAAGGTTTGTGCTGATGCGAACATCGATGTTCCAGAGGGCAGAACGGGCAGACCGTTCCATGCCCTCCGAGGGACATGCGTCAAGCTCCGGCAGGCGCAGGGGTGGTCGGTCAACGAGACCGCGGCGCTGATTGGAGATACCCCCCTTACGGTGATGGCGCATTACGGCACGCTGTCTGATGCGGATCTTACGACCAAAATGCGGCAAGCCCCAGATGATGAGATCATCATGCCCCCGTCGGTTGAACAACGGTGATTTACTACTTCTCATATTATAGTCACTTTTTTTTGACGCGGGCAAGGTGGCGATCTCATCCGGGTTCGATACGGGCTGCGATTTTCTTCCGACCACATTTAAACTTACTACATCAAACAACACAGTAAGTCTCACGCGGCACTATCCTTCTTGTCGATCACAATCACAACAGGCATTCTGTCGCCATCCTTGTCCCGCTGATCCAAGTAGTACTTGCCCAGGTGGATCTGCATGAGCACATTACCGCCCTCAGCCGTCCGGAACTGGTGATCACGCAGCCCAATTTTCCGCCCGTTGCGGGCCTTCGAATAGACCTCCCGAAATCTATGGTCTCGCTCCAACCATGACCGGGATACGCCAAGCTCGATTGCTATCTCATCGTACGTGCACATTTTCCGGGCAAGCAGCCCAGCTTGCTCATAATCAATCGTTTTGCGGGGTTGGCCCCGGCCCCGTTTTGTGGGGAATACTTGCGGGGTATCAACGTCGTAGAGCCCCGGAAAAATTCCCGTCGGTGCTTCGCCGGTCATTTCCGTGCCACCTTGCGGGGCCACCTCATCGTCTGCACCCATGTCAGATCACAAACTTGAGGAGCATCCTAACACCGTAATACGCCACAACGCAGGCTGCAGCGATAACGACCGCCCCAACAAGGAGGGTCGCAATCACACCGACATATGCCGCAGTCGTACCAACCATATGCAGGGGCTCCATGGCGTACCGGATGCCATCCGCAATACCAGTCGCGATAATATTCGTGGCGCTGCCGACGATAGTACCATCACCGCACCCGGCCGGGGTAGACACTGGTACCGGGGTCGGTACCGGGGAGGAGGGGGTTCCAAATGGCCACACCATCAGATGTCCTCCAGGGCTTCTGCCCACGCTCGTTCTATGCCCCAAACATATCCCGAATACAGTGCAATCGCATGCGACAAGATCAGGACCAAAAGCCCAATTAGATCCATTTTGTCACCTGACAGTTCCATCGATAAACCACATGTTGCTATACCACCCGGGCAACGTCAGTGCTCGACTGCGCCTGTGCCCGACCAACCGCAATTTCAAACGCTCGATACGATTTCAGCGGGTCGGCAGCCGTTCGCCGCATACCGAGATGTCGGATGCGTACACGGGTGCCCGGGGTCACCGACTTGAGCGTCGACAAACCAACCGTCACTGGGAAAACATGCGGTTTCCCATCGACTGTCACCGTCGCTTCATCGCCAAATTTTCCAATCGTGATGCCCTGGAACGCACCTGTGATGGTCGCCCCCTCCGGCTTGTTCCCCCAAGTGTAAAACACTCGGTCGCCAGACGACAGGATGTCAAACTCGTCATCCGGCACGGTAGCCACCCCCGGGTGATTTGAGCCTTTTGCGAGCCCGGTTCTTAAGTTGCTCATCATTAAGGAGAGATTTGGATCTGAGTATATAAACGTATCCGGGCAAAATTTGGATTAAAAATCCAGAATTTGGATTAAATATCCAAGATTTGCCCCAAAAGTCCCCACGGGGACTCAGTGTTTGTTGGATTTTTTGCGCGCGATTTCCCGGGTCTCCCTCCACC